CTGTATACGAGAGGGACGTTTTCTTCAGTTTCTTGAAGCGTGACAGTACCGATAGTCTTGATATGCAGGATATCTCCATGCATGAAATCACTGATTTCACGGTAGAAGGTTTCCGGCAAAAGACCGTCGTGGAGGTTCATTAGAATGAAGTTGGAATACTGTTCCGCCTCAACAAATGCGCGGGTATTAGTCGTTAATTGCATTTATTAAGTTTCCACTTTGAGTTCTTTATAAGTAAAGTCCTTAACTTGACGCCACCTATCTACTAACTCTTTATTCGAGAAACCTCCCCTAGCGACTCCTTTTTCGAAGACGGGGGCAGGATTACTTTCAGACGAGTGGATAGGTGGGATAGTTGTGGACCGCGAAGGTTGCGCACTAGGTTGAACTTTTACATTGAGTAGCGTAAGGGCCATAGTTGGGTTTGTCTTAGCTAACTCACGAAGAGCTTCAGGAGTTGTCTGAAGGTCTTTAGCTCTCTGTGCAATGACACTGGCAGCCTTGTCGCCATGTGTCTTGGAAACCTCTACAATAACCGAGTCCAGATTTGCTTTAGCACGAGATTCTTGTTCTCGTTTCGACAAAGCTGTTTCGAGTAGTTTAGTGATTTCCTCTTCGCTTAAACTCTGAGACTTTTCGCTGGTCGGCTTAGTGGGTTCAGGTTCAGCGTTTGGAGCAATACGTTTTACAAAATCGTCAATGTTACCCATTTTGGCAAGCTCGGCTTTCGCTTTTTCTAAATCAGTTAGAACGCCCTGTTTTTCTGTCTTCAGGGTTTCAATGAATTGCTGAGAAGCTTGAAGTGCCTCAAGAGCAGCTTCAACGGTTTTGTATTTAGGCTCTCCATTCTCATTCTTGATGGCCATAAGTTTGTCTACGAATGGGTCAGGTTGAGATGTAAGTGGGGTCTCCACCGGTTTTGGATTAGGTTGGTTATTATCGAAAATATCTTGGTCAGACATTTTTTATTCCTTGGTTAAAGTTCACAATAGCGAAAAAACGATCCAGCCATCATGGTAACTTGTGAGGCCGCAATCTCGGAGCGTAGTCGTATTTGAAAGTTCCCAGAAGGGGAGCCACCTACGACGAGTAACGCTTGAAAAGGCGACGCATAATTTCTATTAATAACTGGTAGGCCTGTACTGTTACAGACAGCTTCTCCAGTAACACTGTTAACCCACGCTTGTGCTGAAGCTGTGGCACTACTTGGTGTTAGAATCCATCCCGAACCTATCGTCAAGCCTGAAGGCCATGTCCAACCCGGTCTAGGGCCTGTGGTAGTGACAGCAGTGCGAATAATGAACATACCCTCTATAAGATAAGTTTTATTAGCATTGGGTGTAAAATTGAATCCACTTACATCAGCAGCAGTTGTTGAGGTTGAGGTCGTATCTGACCCAAGACTAACTACTGTCCAAGGAGCCGGTAAATTAGTGAGGTCATTATAGTTCCCAGTTGTAGCTACTGTAGCCAGATCACCCGGCTGTACAGCACTGTCTGCTAAATCGAGGGAGGATTTAACCCCTACTGACGACTTAGCGTAAGTAACTACACCATCCGCAATTGTAAGGTTGGTATCCCCTGTAACATCCCCAGTATGAGTGGGAGCACTTCCTGAAGAAACGGGGGTAATCTGTACTGTCTTAAGCTTCTGTCGCTCTTTATTTGTTATAGTATTATTTCTCATTGCGACCCCAAACAAATTCTCTTCCCTTTTACCACCACCAAAGGGAAGAGGTAATTGTAGGGACGTACTTCCGTTATATATATAGTATATATAATATATTAATTTTCCCGAGAATAAATTTCTGGGTGCCTCATTAATATATATCTCAAAAATAGGCCATTTGTCACAAAAAATTATTCAAGAAGTGAAATTATTTTTCGGTAGGCCTTGATTTGTGCCACCCTATCGGCCTGAATTAGTGACCAAGAGGGGCTTTCGAAGTGTTCTTCTTTAGTCATACTTACTACCGAAACATCAATATCTTTCTGAAGAAGTTCGGCCAACCGCTGCCTAAAGCGGTAAGCCTTCTCAAATTCATACTTCATATTCGTTGCTTCGTCTTCAGTCATACCCTCAGTTATACGAGTCTTCATTGTTGCGTACTCGCTTGTCGTTCACTCATTTGTGCCGACAATTCCTCTACACTAGTACTTGACTTCATAATATTATCTTCTTGGGCTTGTGTCGTAATAGCTTGAGTTTCTTGAGCCTCTTGTACAGCTACGTTAGGAGCAAACACATTGTATCCACGAAGATCAATAACATCATTAATAAACTCAGATATACCTATACCAGAGGTATGAGGCATAAGAATGTTAGCCAGCGGGGAGTTAAATACTCCAACAAGGTTTTGAAGCTCCTGAGCTTTTTGGGCAAAGTGTCTAGCACCAACTGGACGAAGTATACCATCAGCAGTAATATCTTCTTTCGTAATGGTTTTGAAGTCAGCTACACCTAAATCGTCATCAATAACACGAATAATATCACTGTCAGCGAAGTTGCGGTGAGCTTCTTCTAACATATCATTCAGAAGACTCTCCATAAAGATTTCAAATTGGATGATCTTTTCTTGGAAAATACGCCCAGCAGCATTCTCTAGGGCTTGTACCTCAAAAGCAGTTTTCTCTCCGGGAGTACGAATACCCATAGCTTCACGAGGAGCACCTGCATACATCTCCATACGATTCTCAATCTGACTTACAAATTCAAGGACTGCGTAAACATCCCCAAACTGTTGGGCCATTTCGACTACATCCCCATTTTCATCGAGATGTATCTCCGCATTTGGTCCCCAATCAAAAGCCTCAACATCTCCAACAATCTTTTTCGGGGGCATAACTTTTAAATCGAGACCATTAGAAACCATGTTGACATAATGGTCAATAAGGTATTGCATACCCACTAAGTTATCGAGCGGACCCATAGACCAAAGATTGTCTGGACGATAACGCCAGCCAACACAACGGATAGCTGGTTTACCAGAATAAGTTGGAGTCTCAATATTACGAACCATAATTGAACGATCTACAATTGTGATCATTCGATTAGTTTGGAGTTCTCCAGTGTCCGCATTATGATAGTCCCCGTAAAACTCTAGGAGTTCTACTGTATCAGACCCATAATATTCCTGTAAGCTGCCAAAACCATCTACTTGATATTGAGAGGCTTTGACCCATTCGTCGGAGTTATAGCTCATAGCTGCATTATACAGTTTCATACGACGATCAAGAGCTTCTGCCCAGAAAGTCTCTGCGGGATTAATTTCTGCTAGTTTACGCAACTCTCCAAGAGATACGGTACTACGGATAATTTTCGAGGTGTTTTCAAACTCCATAGCCGTAGGGTTAAACACAATATCATAAGGACTAATACGAACAGCTTTAGGGCCGATAAAATCAGTTACTTTTTCAAGGGCATTAGTTTTATAACGGGTCTCAAATACTGGCATAGCAAAAGCTGTGCCCTTATCAATATAGTCATATAGCAAACGACTTACAGTATTACGGAAACCTCCCTCTCGGGTTTTGTTTTCCATATACGAAGTCATCGTTTTTGCTACATTCTTTTTCGCACTATCTTGAGAGAAAGCTACCCAAGTTAACCATTTATCGTTTGGAAACAGGGACGATAAATAGTTGGAGTGTAGGTTATCCCTGATTTGTGTAAGTTTAGGTGTGGTTGTGGTATGAGTCCAAGGAAGAGTTTTATTGGCTGTAGTTAGGGTATCTACCGCAAATAGGTATTTATCCACTTCCGCCCAATCATTGATTTTCTTAGCTCGTTGGTTATTCCATTTAGACCAAAGATTACTTACCCACTCTGACGGGCTGTCAGGTTGTGTAAGACCTCTAAGTTCAATTACTTTATCCGAAGATTTAGCCATTAATTCGTATCCTTATTATAAGTAATCGCCTCTTGACACATCTTTAAAAATAACTCATAACCAAAAACATTTAAAGCCCCATTCACTTGAGTTGTAACAAGCCTTATGTTCTCTTTTGAGTATTCTTTTGAAGGGTCAATTTTATCTATGGATGGCCCATGAGGATTACGATTAAACTGTTTTGACATAGTAAGGTCAAGTCTGCGACCTGTAATAGCACACAACCCTTCTTGTTCGTCCCACACACTATAAACATTATCTTTTGACAGCAGGAAATCTTCTTTTTTGTTTTTTGCTCTAGATTTTGCCATCGCAAACAGGTGATCTAGTCTCCATCTATGTTTTAGGTGGTGTTTTTCCCACTTAGTTTGAGTGCGTACTTGTTCATACTCACTGCTCCCCCTGTCAAAAGGGATGATTTTATGTCTTCCCATGCTAATAGAAGCCTCCAAACCTAGCACTATACGTAGAAGGAGCTAGGAAATCTTTAAGTTTATCTGAAACGGTTCTCATAGGCTTAACTGCTATTGAGACAGCAGAGGCTAGAGCATCCTTAATATCATCATGTGGGGGACGAGCTAAAATAAGCTCTTCTTCTAATACAGAAGTCCAACCCCCTTCTTGGTGCCAAACATCTTGGTTTTCATACCTGTGTTCTAACACCGCTGCAATTCTTTCTTCTTTGCTGCCCTCATATTTATTGGGACGGTACTCTTCGACTTTTAACCGTAGTCCATCTCTTTTGACAAAATCTTGGATAGCGTCAACAATAGTCTTCTGAGCAGCAGTAACTTCTGCCCTCAGTTTCTTGAAGTTCCATTTTGAATGTAGGGCGACGATATGTTGGAAATACTCTATAGTCTTAAAGCTTTTGAAACGATCAATGTCAAGTACATAAATATTACCGTCACAATCTACTCCTACAACAACAATAGCTGTATAATCGGCACTAGCAGCAAGCGAATAAGCAAAGTCTACAGCGGCGTATACATTCAACTTTAACCCGTTATAAGTCCAAACTGCACCCTCTTTTCTTAAGAATCTGGGATTGAAGTATTGGAACTTCTCCCGACTAATCCTATCAGAACTGGGGTCATTCGGGTTGTTATAATATTGGGCGAAGAATTGTACCCTGTCCGCATACTCAGCTTCGATACGAGCAAGTTGTTGCCGGTCAAAACCAAAAGCCTTATTATCTGAGGGTCTAATAGCTCTTGGCCAAAGAAAGA